GTCTTTTTTTCTCTATAATAAGAACATCACCAACGGAGTTTCCCAATGCCTACAACATTAACAAGAGAAGAGAGAGACAAGGTAATTGGCAGTCTTCAAGAGAATGTACTTCACTGGACTGAGCAATTATGTGATTCACTTGCTGAGAACTACAAGATGTATCACAGAAGAATGATTGAATCAAATGCTGCAAGATTCAATGGTGATGGTCAGAGACAAGACCTATCACGTTATGCACAAGAGCAATTAGATGCTCTTAATGATGGTACATTCAAAGGAATGAAGTTTACCATTACAACTGGTAAGAAGTACCATAAGATCATTTCAAATGACTGGGATGATCGTAGAAATGAGTGGAGAAGTGGTGGTGTTCACGCATTTGTGAACAAGCATACAGGTGAAGTTTACAAACCTGCAAGTTGGAAATCTCCAGCAAAGCACGTTAGATATGATCTAAGAGTTATTAGAGATCGTGAGTATGTACTTGATCCTGATAATTGTGGATGGTCAGGTGGTTATCTCTACATGAGGTAATCACTATGCTTGTAGATCTAATTAAACCAGAGATAGATGTTGCTCTTAAAGCATTAAGAGAATATCCAACTCTACATCCTGACGATGAAAAAGTCTATCTTCGACTAATTGAAAGATTAGAAGAATTCCAAAAAATTTGTACTTGTAAGGAGAATTAAATGCTTCATCTTATCGCATTAGCACTAATATGTGCTATAATATCATCAATGATTGTGATTTACGTTTACAATCCGCATCATCATTAAAATGATCTCAACCACAATTTCTTTCAAACCTATTACTTCAAGAGTTAGAGCAGGGAAACGTGGTAAGCATATCATGTGTCCTAATTGTAGAACAATTCGTAAAGTTTATCATTTTAACTTTTCAGGATTGACTTGTCCACATTGTAGAGAATCAATCGACAAATTATTATGGAGTGTAGAACAATGAATTACAAATGGGCAACAACTCACACCTTTACATTCAAAGAATGGAAGGCAAAGAAGTTTGTTGAGTATCAGGATGCTTTAGATTATGCTAATGAAAAGTATCCTTATGAAAATCACACTTACATTTGGAAACTAACTGAGGGTAAACCACTCAAATGGGTGGAGATAGCATAATGGCAAAAGATATGACTTCCTTAGAAAAACTTCTCTTTATTTCTTCTTTCTTATGGACATTGCACTGGGGCACAAGAGTCGTATTTCTTATTCTGGATACGGTTTTAGTAAGAAACGCTGTCAAACTATTGCCGATTGGTTTTTAAATACATTCTTACCTAATCATCATATTGATGTGCATATACATCATAGAGGGATGATTAGAGAAGATGCTCTAGGATATTGTGATTGGATAGGTACGTCACATAACCCTAGAGATTTTGATATTGAAATGCAATGTAAGATGGATCACAAGATGTATTGTGAGACTTTATTGCATGAGTTTATTCATTTAAGGCAATGGGTACAGGGTACGCTTAAGATGAAAAGTGGTAAGTTTCATTGGCAAGGTGAGAACATTCATCATATTGATTATATGAAGCAACCGCATGAGATAGAGGCATTTGAACAAGAGAGTATTCTATATCGTAGATTTATGAAAGAGGTGTGTGATGTGACAATTCCTGAACCTATACAATACTTCCCCAATAGATTAACTCAACCATTATAATAGAGTTATGAAAAACACTCACATTGAACATCCTGAAGATACTATTCTTACAGGAGATCTTTCTGTCTTAGACGCATTTGTAACAAAGAGTAAATTGAGTGTTAAAATTGATGGAGCTCCTGCTATAGTCTGGGGTACTGATCCATCTAATAATCAATTTTTCGTAGGAACAAAAAGTGTCTTCAACAAATTCAAAATCAAAATCAACCATAACCATACCGATATTGATCGAAACCATCAAGGAAAAGTGGCAGATATTCTGCATAAGTGTCTTGATTATCTTCCTTTTACAACTTCTATCTACCAAGGTGATTTCATCGGTTTTGGTGGCACTGATAGTTTCAATCCTAATACCATCAGATACAGTTTCCCAACTGAAATTTCCGAAGAAATAATCATAGCACCTCATACGGTTTATGATACTCCTAGAGGAACACTTAAGGATGCTGTAGCTAGTTCATTAGATGATGAGTTAGAGAGTGTAGAGGGTGAAGTATTATTTGTTAAACCTGAAGCACAGTATGATATTACAGATAATATTAAACAGAAATGTGCTTTTGCTAAACAAATAGCACAGTTGGTTGAGTTTGTAGATGATAAAACTGCTACTCGTCTTAAGAGAGCAATGAATAAGCGTATTAGAGAAGGTGTTAAGATAGAATCTGATAGAGGTAAAGGTAATCTTTTGAGTTTCTGGAAGTTAGTTAGATCTATTAAACTTGATCTACTTGCAGAGTGCTATAGTGATGCACAGTATGAATGTTATATTGAGAATGAGATAGTTCCTGATGAAGGTTATGTAATGTGGAGCGATATTGGAACTTATAAATTAGTTGATAGAGACCAGTTCAGTCGTGCCAACTTCAATTTAAGTAAATTCGCTAAAGGATAAATGAAACCAATAGAACTTACAGTCAACCTTACTGAAGCAGTAGAGGATCTACAACTTGGTTTAACTAAAGAACAAGTTGAATACATTGCTAAAGATATTAAACGTGGATGGGACTTCAGTCACATCTATGAAGAAATAGAAACAAAGGTAGAGGAATCTGCCCGATATGCTAACATTACACTATCAACCTGATTATTATGTCTCAACTCTCTGAAGAAACACTCCAAAAACTTGCTGATACTTTAGTTGATGATGTCATTGATTATATTAATGATGATGATCGACTTAAAGATTTCTATCTTGAACTGATAGGTGATGCAGTTTGTGAAAAACTAGGTAACAAGAACTCTGATGGTACTTGTACTTTTGATGGAAGTATATCTGCTGATCTAATCATAGCAATAGCAGATAGAATAAGGATAAGCAAAATTAATGATACTGAGGCAAGGGATATATTATCCTACTTCAAGAATAAAAAATATTAGACTATATCAGTTGGAATAGTGGCACAGTAACCCTTCAGAAGCGATTCTGAGGGGTTATAATGGTTATAACAACAAAGGTACTATGACCCCTGAAGAGAAGTATCAAGCATTGTATGAGCAACTCTATTCTCTATGTGAGGTTGAGGGATGGGGTGATCCATTCTCTTATGCAAGGTCAAGAGAGATTCACATGGCAGGGATCTTAGGACACAAGATTGCTGATGATTATTCAGGTGCGGACGCATTTGATGATGACGGAGGGTGTGAGTATAAATCTACTATTGCAAATTCGATCAATGCAACGTATAATGGTATCAGTGTTCAGGATACTTGGGATGAGCAAGAGAGATATATTATTGAGGATAAGATAGGTAAGTATAAGAACCATTACTATGCACGTTATGAAGGGGGAAAGATCGCTGAAGTATGGAAGTTAGATTGCCAAGATGTTCTATCAATCGTACTACCTAAAGCAAAGAAACAATACCCTAAGAAAAGGGCAGGTAACGCTAAAGATCCCAGAATAGGGGTTACAATATCTAAAAAGGAGATTAATGAATATGGTACAAGAATTAGATAGTGGTAAACTTATGTACTCAGGAGGCAACAACGATGAATGTTATACTCCTGATTATGGTGTTAAACCTATTCTCAAATATATTCCAAAGGATGCTACTGTATGGTGTCCCTTTGATACTCCACAGAGTGAGTTTGTAAAGCAGATAGAGCAACAGAATGAGGTAACATACTCTCATATTAATACTGGTAGGAATTTCTTTGAGTATGAACCGTATGAGTGGGATGTAATAGTATCAAATCCACCATTTACTGATAAGCGTAAATTCTTTGAACGTGCATTATCATTTGATAAACCTTTTGCATTGATAATGACTAACACTTGGTTAAATGACTCAGCACCTATGAGATTGTTTAAGGATAAGGATCTACAGTTATTGATGTTTGACAAGCGTATGAAGTTTCTAAGTCCTGATGGTAGAGATAATAATAAGATCACATTTAGCAGTAGTTACTATTGCTATAAGATGCTACCAAAACAAATCATAATGGAAACTCTTGATGTGCCAGCTCGCAAAGTGACCCCAAAGACTACCAGTGAGGCACGTTTGCCATTATAATATAAGAGTAAACAAGCAAAGGACTTCTATGGTATTTGATGAAATAGATCTCCTAACTGAGGTCTACGAACAGTATTGCACCGAACAGGGACTACCCTATGTTTCTGCTGATGAGCAGGATTTCAATGAAATTACTGAAAAGCAAGTAATTTGGATTGAAGCATTTCAAACTCTATGGGATAAGGCACAATCATGAGAACACCTACAAATCAAATCTTTTCAGATATTGACTTCTTAGTTGATGAACTTGGTATGAACGCTGATGAGTGTGATGACATTCTCAGAGCTTGTGATGAACTTGGTGGTATTAGTGCAGAGTATTTTTGTGAAGAGTTTATATTTGAAACTGGTGATCCTGATGATATTCCCAGACTACACAATGATGACTATCTCAAAATCAACTGGAGGTTAAACTAATGGCAAAAGTAACTAAGTACCTAGTCACCGATATTATGTTCGACTTTGAAGATTCACAAGGTGAGTTGGATAAGGAAGATCAAATTGATGTATGCCAAGATACATTGGGTATCTGGGAGGCAGAAGATGAGGATGAGTTAGTTGATAAGATTTCTGATAGAATGGGATGGTGCGTACAATCCATAAATTACACTACTAACCTTTTACATCCACTTACTTCCTATCTGTGATGACCTATTCTCAAAAAGCAAACCCTAACGCAACTAATTCTGAAATGGACTCAAAACAAATTATTAAGCATCCAAAACTTACTTCAATACAACATAACGAAATCTCTGAAAGATTTGCTGAATTGGTAGTTGATGGAATGGATATGAAGTCACTTGTTTCTTATGTTATTGATGATCTCACAGAATATTATGAGAAGTGCGATCAGCATGAATTGAGAGAACTGGTTGATGAGTATGATGAGGAATTGTGGGATGAAATGGTTGATGATGTAACCAATGAAACTGTCCTTGATACTAACAATACTGGAGGTAAATACTAATGGCAAGGATGCTACGATTAACCAATGATGAGTTGTATGAGATTGTCAAGTTGTATGATATTCTCAGGGATATGGATTTTGAACTAACACCAAATCAAACTAATGTGTTTGATAAACTACAATCAATGGAGTGCCAAACCAATGTCTAAGTATGAAGAGTTTCAAGAGTGGTTAAATCAATGTCCGATTAAGATCACAAATTATGAGGACAACACTACTGAGTTTGCGATTGATTTTTCTATGGAGGTTGAGATAGATGAGGATGCTGAAGAAGTAGAGCAATGTATTGTAGAAACTAATGGTGATTATTCAGAGTGTGTTGATCGTATGGTAGAGACAATGACAGAATATGATAAGTGGGGGAATATAAAAAGATGAATAAAGTATTTCTTAACTTAACTGAAGATGAGTACAATTTAGTTGTATGGTCACTTGAACAAATGTGGTTAGATTTTAATCCACAAGAAGAACAGGATGCTCACAATGCTATCACAAAATTGAAAGAAATGACTTCATTTCTGCCAGTTGAAGAACTGCCACACAAACACTACCGTAAGGATCTTGATCTATTATAATAGAAGAGTAAACAACCAAAGGATCACTTATGAACAGTTTAGATGAATTTGTTGATTATGTTTGGAGTTTCTATGGTGCGGATGATGCACTGTATCCTATCAGTGGATTAGAGAAAGAGCATATCCTAGATGCTTTTTACATCTATGAGGATAGAATCCTAAAGGGTGATCTTGAGTATGTACATTATTCTTGGGGCAATGGTGATAGTTTAGATCGTGAGAGAGTAAGAGATATTATACTTGAGCAACCACAATTCAACCTATCAGGAGTTTAATTATGTCACAAGAAACAAAACTAATCTGTGCCCTTACTGAGGGTGAAATCAGTACAATTCTCCATCACTTACAAGTTGCTGCTCATAGATATGGGTCAACTTGTGAGATAGAGAGAATCTTTGAAGAATTAGAAGGTGCTGTTGATGCACACTATGAAACCCTAGAAACCTTTATTCCCACTTTCCACGATTAATCCAATGACCGAACTATTAAACAGTTACACATTTGAAGCAAAGAAAATTGTTTACTATTCAGTAACAGTTGGTGCAGAAAATAAAAC